ACTTTTTCTGCATACTGATTTTTTCTTCACACAACTCTTTATCATAATCAATTTCACGAATGTCTTGTGTAAGAGTCTTTAATTGTTGTTTTAATAACATATTCATCAAAGAGAAAATTTTAATATCTAAAATTTCTTCAACCACTTCTCTACGGTGTTTTGCTCTTAATTGCATAAAGGGAATAAATGTAGATGAACCAAGAATAACAACCTGAGTAAAACTACGATAATTTAATTTAAGAATTTGTTGTTCCAAATATTTCTGATAATCTCTAACATTTGCATCCTGATTATACATATTTCCATCAACAAAAATTTCAAAGATGTTTGGTTTAATTCCCCTCTTTATGAGAAACTTTTTTGACCCAATATTAAATTGTACCTCAACAAGTGTACCATTATTGTTAATAGAATTTACAAGTATTGGCTTAGGTATATTTCTAAATGCTTTACCAAACAATCCAAAACAAAGAGCATCTAGAACAGTAGATTTACCAGCCCCATTTTCTCCTATAATAAGTGTAGTTGGATTTCTATCTAATTGTATTTCTATAAAAGTATTTCCTGTTGAAAGAAAATTTTTCCAACGTACTGATGTAAAATTAATCAAATTTCCAAATCCTGTGCCTCAGTATAAAGGGCTCTCATAGTACTCTTTAACCTATCTTTGCTTAAAGTTACATCCAAATCATCAATATATTTTTCAAGCAAACTCATAGTATTTTCTGTATTTTCAATAATATCATCACTAACATTCTCCGCACCTAACTCTGAAAAATCTTCAATTATTTTTACCTCATGAGAGTCTACCTTTAAAAGTTTATCAACAAACATATCAAATTGATATAAATCTTTTTTATTTACAACAATCAATTTAACGTATTTGTCTTTGTATTCTTCCATATCTTCCCGTATATATTCTTTATGAGTATCATCATAAAAGATTTTTTTAAATATAGTATTGGGATTTACAATTCGTTCCAACTCTCTTGTTGATGTATCAAAAATATGAAATCCTTTTGGGTCTTCATAATCATTCCAATAAATTTCATGTGGAGTGCCAAGATAATAAATTTGACCGTCATCTGATTTATGATGATAATGACCACTCATAACAGTATCAAATCTACTAAATAGATGTTTATCATAACCACCTTCCCCTTTATACCCTTTATACATTTCAAATCCATGGATTTCTAAATGCCCCATGATAATTTCAGCTTTAGCAGTTTTTAATAAATCCAACGAATCATTATAATTTGTTACATTAATCCATGGCATGAATAATATAGGGGTGTCATCAAATTCCACTACTTCTGGCCATGTATATATTTTGAACCTATCTTTACCAACAAGTTCCTCCATAGAATTTATTTCATTGGTGTTTTTATAATAGGTATCATGGTTGCCAACAATAATGTGCAAATCAATACCTAATTCTTTAAATTTACTTATAAACCGTTCACGAAAATCGTGTGCAATCCGATAACTTATAAATTTCCTACGGTCAACTACATCACCTAAATGAACACAAGTTTTAATTCCCCTTTCTTTTAAAGTGGGGAAAAATACCTCTTCATAAAATTTATAAAAGTATTCATTAAATTTTAGGTTATCATTCCTTGCACCGAAATGTGTATCGGTAATTAGAGCAATCTCCATTTATTCTTTTTCCATAAAATTTTCCAAATTTGTTATTTTAGTAGTAGCTATTTTTTTCTTGGGTTTATAAACGTCATCTTCTGGTAAAATTGCTCGTAGGTCTAAATGACCTACATCATATACACGGTCATCCCCTTCCATTGTGGAATAAGAAATAAATTCATTTTTCTCAATCATTTTGTTTTTAACGTGGCTTTGTTTTTTTTCTTTTGCAATTCTTCTCAAGAACGCATAGTAGATAATTTGTGTGAAATATGCGAAAGGGTTCTTCGACTTCTCTGAGTTGAAGTTTTTAACATATTGTAAACAGTTTTCGATGCCATCGGACATCATATCATCTCTATATGTGTAATTAATAAAATTTGGTCTATAAGAAAGGTGAGTTGCTATTTTAAGAAAACACTCACCTATATAATTTGTTACTGGGGGCTGACTTTTACCTTTCTTTTCTTCAACAATGCATAAATTTTTCCATTCAATCATTGCTTCTAAAAATTCTTTATTATTAACATAATGAACTCCCTTTGCTTTTGCCATTAATACTCCTTCATTCTCAAACTTTATATTTATACATTGTACACTAATAGAATAAAAAAGTCAATTCCCTTTTTTATTTAATAAGAGACTTGACTTCTCCAAAAATTTGTGTATAATAAGCTATGTTGTGTTTTTAGTATAAATTTACTTTACTAATCTCATAATTAAATTGTTGTTCATTATAAATATTTATTCGTTCCATAAAATGATTTAATGTAAAATTTCTTCTTGTACGATATGATATATCATCTGCAATATCAAAAATCAAAACTTCTATTTTATTCTTAGTCCTTCGCAAACCTCTACCAATTGACTGCAAAACTCTAATTTTACTTTTTGAAGGTGAAGCGAATACGATGTTATGAAGATTACGAATATTAATACCAGTACTGAAAGTACCGAAGGATGCAATAATAATAGCATTTTTTTCTTTTTCAACGATTGCACGAATCTTTTCTCTTTCTAAACTATCTACTCCTCCGTAAACAAAAAATACCTTTCTGTTTTTTGCAAGTTTTTTAACTTTTTCGTATAATAATTTCCCGTGTTTTTCTACAAGCTGGAATAAACAAAGAGTATTGCCATCTAGATGTAATAACAAATTATTAATGAATTTATTTCTTTTCTCATTTGCCGCAAGATATTGTAATTCTTCTGCGTAAGTTAGTTTTTCTCGTTTTTGATGATGTTTTAATAAAATACATTTTATCTTTAGATTTGCAAGAATTTTTTTATCAATTAATTCTTTTGTAGTAACTATATCTTCTACTAAACCAAACAATCCCTCTAAAACTAATTTATGAGTCTGTGTTCCATCCAAAGTGCCTGTTAATCCATAACGATATTTACATAAATGAAGTTTTGTAAGAATAGTTGTAAGAGATTTTGCTTTAAATAAGTGAGCTTCATCTCCAATTACACAACCAAATTGTTCAAAGTATTTTTTTGGCATTTTATATATTGATTGCCATGTAGATATTACAACATCTTTAATTACTTTCTTATCATATCCCTGATAAATTTTTTGACAATATGTACCAGAGCTCCAACCATAATCCTCAAAATCAGTATACATTTGTTCTACCAATGATGTAGTAGGAACCAATATCAAAGTCTTTAATTGTGACATTTGATAATAACGGACTAATATGTATATAATAAAAGACTTCCCACTAGCAGTAGGAGCGACAAGTACCGCACGATTTTTAGAAATTGCGTGTTGAATAGCATCGATTTGGTAATCTCTGATTTTAAGTGATTTTCCTTTGGTCTTTGGTTTTAGGCTTTTGACGAATCCTCTAACAACCTCACGAGCAACATTCCGTTCATTTTCTATTCCCTTTTCTATTGTATATTTTATACCAGTGTTATCACAAAATTGTTTTATATATGGTAATAAACCTACATAAATTTCTCTTGTTGCTGGACTGAATAAACGGATTTTACCATCCCACATTCTATTACGAACGGTAGGCATAAATTTAGCATTAGGTACTTCAAAGGTAAAAAAATCTAAAAGTTCTTTTTTTTGATTCTCTTCTAAATTTTTAATTTCTAAATATACTTCATTTTTCTTAAATATGTGCATTTTGTAACGTATCAGGTTCGCCGTAATTTCCTCTTACTAAAATATTCCATGATATACTTATTCGTTCATCAAGAGTTTGTGGCACCCAATGCATTAACCATGATGGGAAAATATATCCCATTTTCTCTATAGCATCAAATTGTACCATACTAGAATTTTCCCAAGTAGGAGTATTTCTTGGACGTAAAACCGTTGCTTGAGCCCTAGGGTCAAAAAATTGTATTGGTGCTGATTTATCTGAAGCTTTTAAATAATATACTCCTGATAAAAAATTATTTGAATGAGTGTGTGGTGGATGAATATCCCCATCATATAATCTGTTTGCCCACATACCTGTTATTTCTAAGTTTTCATATTGATACTTTAAATCATCCATATAATTTTTACACACATGAATTAATGCATCCCTTAACGGAACAAAAAATAATATGTTATGTAAATCGTCTTTAGTATGGTATCTGTGTTTTTTTTTAGTTTTAACAATATATTCTACCATATTTTTTTCATCAAAGTCTACTGGATTATATCTAAACTGTCCTATAGTTGTAGGAAAACATCTATGGTACTTTACATTAGCCATGTTACTATACTCCAACGTGTACCTTTTGTTATGTTATCTACAGAATGAGGATATATAAAGTTGGAAGGAAAAATAAGAGCAGAACCGCTTTCTGGATTAAAAGATGTATTAACAACATTAAACTTTCCGCCCGTGTAATCATCATTCAAAAACAACAATGCTGAAACTTGTGGGTATCCCCATTGTTGACCATGACTATGATGAATATTATCTACATGTCGAGACATAAAATCTCCCACTGAATAACGATTTATTCTAAAATCTGTAGTATGTTGAACTGTGAAGTCTGGACAATAATTTTTGTAATTTACTATCACAGCATTATAACATGCTTTAATTGGTTCGTAAAATTCACTATCTTTTTTAATCCAAAATTCATCCATCTTTACCCGGTCATTCATTGATGTTCCATTTTTTCCTATGTGAGTAGAATATGTAGAAGGTGTAAAAAGTGTTTCTTTTGATTTTATTATTTTATTACATAATTCTTTGGGCACTATATCTTTGTAATATTTAATATAGTTAATAACGTCCATTATATCATCCCCGCCTCAAATTTTTTCCAATCTTGAGCATTTCGTATATCCCAACCACGGTAATCAATAGATTTGATAATACCTTCGATATACTTTAAGATAATTTCATAATACCCGATTTTTGCTTGTAGGGCTATTATTTCATCGTCTGAATTTATATACATACCAAGGTCTGTTTTTAAAACTCTTATATCAAATGGTTTAGACACATAAATTTTTGCATCTGCTTTTCCCCCATAATACTCCCATTTCTCACGGTAGAGTTTTGCGTGTCTTCCCTTTGCGTGAAATAATAATAACTCAAATCGAGTTTTATATTCAAGCCATTTAGGTTTTATTAATTGATTTTTAAAAGATTCTTGGTCTAGATTTTCAATTTTAACAATTGCAAGGTCTGTTTTAGCTTCTTCTTGTAATTCTTCAAGTTTATCCATAATATATCCTTAATAAATCGAGCAGAAAAAGATGTTACTTTCTCTAACTATATTGACTCTATGAGTCTAAATGTTATGACTTTGTTAAAGTATATCCCATCTGCTCTATTATATTTATACAGATGTAATTTCATAAATATTATATGCAAATTCTGCTGTTGCTTTCATATATTCTACATCAGTTGCATCTTGATTATATTCCAATCCACTTAAACTTACTGGAAACATATCTTGAAAGAAAATTTGTATGATTGGATTATTTTTATTTGAAAGTATTGTAAGTGTTGCATCAGAAAACATAGGCAAAACAGATGTTGCTTGACCAGTTTTTAAATCAGTAGTTTGTTTAGTTTTTTGGCCAGGCATAGATGCACTAGCAGTTTTAAAATCACTAAATTGTTTTCTGTCTTTTGGAAATCCAATTCCAGTAATCCATTCATGTAATGATAAGTAATTTTCAAGATATTCATCTACAATAAAACTAATTGTCAAATTATCATATGTTACTTTATCCCCCATCATTGGAATGTCTTTTAAAGGAGTTGGATAATATGTAATTCCTATATTAATAGCAGGAACATTAACAGCAACAGTAAAAAACTCTACCTTCGGTAACTGATGTATACCAAATTTAAATTGAGTTGGACTTGCATAGTCCAACTTATCAGGTTGTCGTTGAATTGACCGATTCTCAGCCATAAATTTTTAGCTCCAATTTAGTTTTTTACATTATTGCTTCACAAACTTGTGGAACAATAGCGGTGCATTTTTCACATTGACAAAATTTACACACTTCTATTTCTGGTAAATTTTTATCAACAGTTTTCCATAAGGTAATACCACAATGTGATTCATGTCCACAATTTTTACAACAGATTCCATCATTCATCTTTATATTTATATGACATATTGTTCTAACCAAATAAAAAAAGAGGGTGCCAGAAGCACCCTCTAATTTAACTTCAAGTTTCTTCTTATTACATAAGGTTGGTAACTTTAACTCTGCGATACCAAGCATTGGTGTTAGCAACCAATGCGGCGGTAGCACTCGGCGAATCAGCAGCAGCAGCTGCACCAGCTGCAGCAAATGGGTTAGCAGCAAGACCGTAACGAGTCTTGAAACCAATCTTGGGTTGGAAGGAGTTCTCACCAACTGCACGAACCATCTGTAGAGGAACGTATGGGCAGTAGAAGAATCCAGCATCATAAGGTGAAGTTCCCTTGTACCCTACAACATAGTACTGTGAAGCAGCTATGTTTGCGGAATATGGGTCTACATAAACCTTGAAACGACCATTCATAACACCAGCAAAGGTGGTAGAATTGTCATCAACATTAAGATTATTATTAAGAGCAGGAGTATAGTCAAGTACACCAGCCATCTGAAGAGCGGACGCAACGTCTGCGGAACAAATGATGATGTTACCTTTACCCCTACGAGTCTGTTGACCAATCGCATTAGCATCACGTTCAATGGCAAACATTAGACCTTTGAACTTTTCAACCGACCAACGACCATTTGAATCTGTATCAAGGTCGAAGATACCAGCAGTAGTTGTATTAACCTGAGCACCCTTAACAGCGGTGACATATAGAGAACGAACTACCTCACGGTTAATCTCAGCAAGAATTTCAGAACTTAGAATATTTGCAAGCTCTGTCTCTGCATCCAAACCATGAATTGCTTTCAAGTCCTGTGCAAGCTCCATAGTATACTCGGCTTTTAGGGCCCGAGTTACTGCGGTAACCGTAGACTTTTCGATTGAAAATGCCATCTGTGCGAAGGCATTATTACCACTGTCACCCAATGCTTCTGTCTGAGCAGTAGTCATACCAGTTGCACTTACATAAGTACCCGCGGAAGGACTATCGTTGAGAACGGCAGGGTTAGTTTCGGTTGCACCGACATCACCACCACCGATTGTACCAGCTGCGTTTTGGTTAGAAATGTCAGGCATTGCCTCATCAACAAGTGCTTCTGCACCGTCCTGAGATATGAAAGATGCCCGCATTGCAAAGATAAGACCAGTAGGCCCTGTCATTGGTTGAACACCAGCAACGTCATATGCAATCAAGTTAGGCATTGCTCGGCGTACTAGGGAAATAAGAATTGGGTCCCAAGTATCCATCTGTCCACCAGACATAGCGTTTACTGGAGCAGATTCTGTCAAGAATGCTTTATCTTCCATTAAAGCTTTTTCCTGATTTTCTAGAATAAGAGTTGTAACAGCCCGTTTATAAGAATCCTCAATCTTAGGGAGGTCAGGATGATCTAGGACAGGTCGCCACTTCTCTTGTAGATGCTCTGTTTGAAACATTTTTGTTTCTCCTTTACGTTATTATATTATTACATCTATTTATAAAATAGAACTTTTATGAGGTTCTTTCCTTGTTACGACTGATTGCCGACATATATGCTGTCATTGAGCCAGTCGTTTCAATGTCCTCTTCGGAGCCATCTGGTTCATCATTTCCGAACAAAAGCTTTTGTTTCGGGAAATAACTTTCCTTGAGTGTATCCAACTTTTCACGGTAATTTTCCTCATTGGAAAATTCTACATCATCAGTCAGAGACTTAAATTTCTCGACTTCTGTATCGGCTAAATCTTCGGAAACCTCAGAAATAACCTGTGCTCTTACTAGAATATCATGAGCTTCTTTGAGTTTAACATTTTTCTCAATAACCTCATTAATTTTCTCTTCTAGTTCAGCAATCTTATCAGATTGACCTTCCAAAACGTCATATTTCTCATCTGGAACATCAATATAATGGTCTTCAAATAACTGCTTCAAGCCGGAAATGAAGTCTTCAGCAATCTCACCTTTTAAGCCCCGTTCAATTGCAAGTTCATTGTCCTTCGTCCATTCCTCTACCACATAATTGAGATAGTTATCTACTTTATCAGTAAGCTCTTCTTTAAAAGTCTCCATTTCAGAGTCTTTCTCAGAATTCACTTCTTCAAGAATACGGTCAACTTCGTTCCGTACTTTTGATTTAACTGCAGCCTCAAAAATAGTAGCTGCTTTTGTTTTAAACTCACTAGAAAGTTCATCTTCGTCACTTACAAGAGCATTAACGTCTTCTGCAACATCAATATCTTTAATATGTGCATCAACCTCTTCTTTCTTAGCGTCTTTCTTTGCTTCCTTTTCCTCTTCCTCTTCGGAATCATCTTCTTTAAGACTTGATTGATATGTAGCAAGCATCTCTTTAACTTGGGATGCTTTCATTTTCTCAAATACTGCAAGATAATCTGCCTTTGTTTTAGGTTGCTCGGAAAGGTCTTCCTGATCTTCCTCTACTTCAACGTCATCCCCAGCAGCAAGTTTCTGTGGTTTTTCAGCAGGCTTTTCACCCTTTTGCTGTTTATCACCACTAACTTCCTTTGCTTTTGCAGCGACCTTTTTCGCCGGTGTATCTCCTTGGTCGGGTTTAACCACTGGTTTCCCCAAATCCTGAACTTCACCGTCTACTTTTTCGCCTTTTTGAGCTGGAGCTGCACCGTCTTTAGGCTGTTTTGCTTCCTCAAGTTCGGCCAAAACTTCCTTCTCGAGCTCTTCGATAGTTTTGTCTATTTCGGACATCGGAATAATCTCCTTGTTGATTATTTATAATTTATAATTATATTTATAAATCATAGTTTTTTAAGGAACTTAGCAAACTCTAAAGCTTCTAAATTCACTCGTTTTTGACGGGTTTTATCGTCAATTCTATTTTTTATCCCAGCAATCTCTGACTCACGAATAATTCCATTATCCCAAATCCACTCTTTTCCTTCCATAATACCCTCTACGAAAGCATTAGGAGCGGAAGGGTCTGCTACAATATCTGCAGCGGTTGCAAGATAAAAATCATTTCTTACATAATTGGCGCCGTTTTTCTGTTCCAAACTGCCCATACCTCTAGAAGAAACACCCAGCTTCGCACCTTCGTCCATTAAATTTTTGACTATTTTGCCCATTGGTGTTTCCATTATTTTGGCTTCTCCAATAAAGTTTTTCCCATCAGGAGTTAAACTTGTTACCATGTGGGAGACTCGTTCCAAATTGACCGTAGGCCCATCTGGATGACCTAATTCACCAAACGCCCGATTTTCATTAATAAATTTTTTATTATACCTAGAAACTTCTTTTTGAAGAATTTCCATAGGATAAATTCTACCATTACGATTTTTTACATCTGCTTGCATAAAGATGCCACGAATTTTATAGTTTTTTGACCCGTCTTCTTTTGATTCAATAAGAAGTTCGGCATCTTCTACTGGTTCTGAAAATAATTTTAATACATGTGCCATATTTCTATCCTTAATTATGTAATATTATCCCAACCAGATACTTTTCTAAACTTCAATATCAAGTATCCAACTGAGGCAGAACCGTTTGTTAACAATACATCTCCTGTTACACCACCCCCAGCATTATTTGGAATTGAAGGCATATCATGTGTATGTCCATAATTACCATTACCACTTAATGAAAGAGCTACCACATTAGTTGTCGCATCCCACAAAATATCTGATTGAGATGATACAGACCAACTTGCAGCTACAAGACTTAATCTTGGATTAGTTGCAGCTCCTTCAGCTGCTGAAACATCAACAAGGGATGCTGTACTATTTGTTCCGGTAGTTGTAACTTTAAGTATATACTCAAAGTCTGAATCTTTAATTTCTTGTAGGACTACAGCCATATTATACTCCTAAATTGATAACATTTCTTTTTCAAAATAGTTCATAAGTTCCTTTTCAGAAACTTTAAACTTTTTAGATACACTTTGTATAGTTTTCTCAAAAGTATTTAGGAAATCTGAAGGTTTGGCGTCCATTATTTTAAATATTTCATCTATCGCCTTCTTTATTTTCGGAGAAAGTTTCTTATAACTTATCGATTTTTTATGTTCATCTTTCTCTAAAATACCTTTATAATATTTATCAAACTTCGACATTTTCTTCCTCTGTTTATTCCTCTGTTTTTGACTTTACAAAATCTTTTGACAATTGTTGTCGTTTTATCTCTAGAGCATTACCAACCTTTTGTACCATTATATCTTTAAAAACTGTTTCTGCACCAACATTATCATTATTAGCTAGTGTATCAATTAATTTTTTACTCATTATTTTTTCTTTCCCTTCACAGTTAAACTTTTGTCGAAATCATCTTCAACTGGATCATCATCATTCCCATTTTCTTCTGGTTCCTCATAATCTGACATATCTGCTGGAGTAACAATAGCACCAGAACCATCTTGTGGATAACGTGTAATTCCATCTCCACCAGCTGGCACTTCAACCCCACCATCATCAACGGGTAACCCAGCTTCTTTGTTAATTTGGTCTTGCATATCCAAAACTTCTTTATCATTTAGATGTAAAACATGTTTAAGAACATATTCTTTGCTGAAGAATGTACCAATATAAGACTGAATACCATCAAGTGTTTGAATTCTGTCATTAAGAAGTTCTGCTTCTTTTAATTCTGCAAAATGACCATCTTGCAACCAATCATATTGAATATGTTCTTGCATACTATTCCAATCTTCGGGAGCAATTACACCTTTGAGAAGTAGTTGAGTTTTAAGTATGTCAGTGAATAGAGGTACGAATTTTTTACGAATACGTTGTACAAACTTGGTAAATTTAAGTTCGTCCCTTGTAATTTCTGTTGACCTTCCAAGACTAAATCCGCTTTCTGCTTCAAGTCTTGAAATCGGCACGTTAAGTGAACGGTATAATTTTCGTTGGAAATATACGATGTCATCTATCTCCCCCAAATTAGAACCACCGGGTAATGTCGTAATTTCTGTACCTCTACCGCCCTCCCGGCGGGGGAGCCAAAAATCTTCCAACATCGACATATGATTTCTGTCATCTCTTATTTCTCCAGTTGTTGCATCATACACCAATTTGTTACGATAACGATTCATTATATCTTTAAGATATTGTTCAGCTTTTATCTTAGGAAGATTCCCGACATCAATATAAAAAATTCTGCGTTCTGGGGCTCTAGATATCCTATAGATAACCAATGCATCTTCAATCATCCTTAATTGATTAACAGGTTTAATTGCTTTATGTAAATAAGATAAAACTCTACCACTATTACCATCTGTTATACCAGAAGGAACATATGTAATAGAATCTGCAGCAATTTTTAATCCTTGTCCGCCAGGTTGTCCACCACCAGAAAAATGTGGGGACATTCCTTTTTCATTATAGATATAATACTCAACGGCATTCTTAATTATGTCTATACCAGTTTTTACATCTTTTTCTTTTTCTACCTCACGAACTTTTTTAATTTTTACTGGGTCAATCCAACGCAATTCAGTAATACCTTTACGCGGATTTTTTGTGTCGATTACTTTATGATAAAATAATCTACCATCCGTATACCATCTACGGAAAACATCGTGTCCTTTAGAATCGAAAAATAAAAGTCTTAAAACTTCATCAAATTCTTTTCTTATTTTTCTTTTAATTTTTTCTGGATATGGAAGGTATTCTAAAACAATTTCAACGGATTGGTCACGTTCATTTGAAACAATTGATTCATTAATAATATCTTCAATTGCTGCATCACACTCCGATTGCATAGATATATCTCTATATCGTCTAATTAGATCAAAATCGGTACGTTCTCTACCATCGGTGTCTAATACTTGACCCCAAAAACCACCACCAGCAACATCAATAGTGCCGTCATCAGGAGAAGGGGGAATAAATGTAGTGGGTTCCCCCCCTTCTCCCTTTGACTTTGATCTCTCTATACGAAATCCAAAAAGTTCAGCCATAATATCTCCTAGTATTTCTACTATTTAGTAGATTTATACAGACTACCTTAAAGTCAAAGATGCCTCGCCTTCCCTGTACATCCCGTAAGAAAGGTTCTACCATATTTCTAAATTGTGCTCAAGCTTGTAGGCCATGCACTTCGGAAAATATAAGATTTTAATATAGCATCATCTCTATCTAATTGTTCTACTGTTAAATCTGCTTGATAATCAGAAGGATTAATAACTCCTGTATTATTTGCTAGATGATTAATTCCATTCATCCACAGTTCCATTGCATTTCTAATCATAAAGTCAGTATCATTGATGAAAGTTGTAGTCCATGTTTCATCAAATGTTCTGTCTCCAGCAATGTAAATGTTTCTGCCTCTGAATGGTACAGTAATTTCAGCTAAAGTTTGAGCAGGAAGATTTGACCCTTTACAAAGAAAGGATGTCTTTCGTTGCTGTAAACCAGTATTAATGCCAGGAGGAGTATTAACAGTAACCCGAAATTGATTAGCACGAGCACCACCGCCAGTTAGATTTGCTTTAAAGTCATCTATGTTTGCCATGATTAACCTCCTACCTCACTAAAGGCGACACCAGTTCGTACCGCAATAAAGTTTAGGGTAATGAAGTTAATAGACCTAGCTGGTTTAATATAAATATCGCCAATAAACTCATTTCGGTCAATTACTTCGCCAGTATTATTTGTAGAATCACAGACTACCTTAAAGTCAAAGATTCCTCGTCTTCCTTGTACATCCCTCAAGAAAGGTTCTACCATGTTTCTAAACTGTGACCGTGTAAACTCATCATTGAACTCAAAGAGCATATATTTAGAAGCAGTAGCAATTGCTTTCTCTAATACCAAGAACAACCGTCTTACATTAATTCGGTCAAATGCACTTGGTTTGGTCAGAGCAGTTTTATCTCCAAAGAGAACCACTCCCTGGCCAGGGAAGTTAACTACAGGATTAATTCTTGCACGATATAATTGGTCACGCTCAGACTTCTTAGGATTATAAGAAAGTTTGATTGCACCTCGTACAGAACCACGGTTATACCCAGCTGGGGAGAACCAAGGATCAGCAACATTATCAGTATGAACACAAAGACCGGCAATATCACCATTTAATGGTACAAAACGATATATGTCAGTGTACTTATCGTACATATATTTATATCCACTATCGAATACTGTATATGAAGATGATGGTAACAAGTCAAATGCCTCTTTAACATTCTTTGTTTGTGTATTAGAATTAGCAACATTCACTGTTGCAGCACGATAAGGTGAAATGAAAGCAACACAATCCCTACGCTCTTCAGCAAGGTCTATAAGCATTGTTCCATGTGTGTCCATCGCAGCAGCAGTATCAGCAACACCAGAACTTGGTCCACCAAGTATAAGATTTACATCTTGACTTTCTGTGTCTTTAAATTCATCATAAGCAACTGCCAATTCTCCAGCAGTAACAGCATAATCATCTGTTCCACTAGCAAGGGTAGTGTCAATCATGGGAATTACACTAGTATATGCAGCTGTCACATCGCTTCCCCAATTGGAACCAGAACTATTATGATCCATCCAGTAAATATATTCAGAGGATTGATAAATTACATCTGGATAATAATTGCTTCCACCCTGAGCAGTTTTTGCAACAGGGTTTTTAGACACACTAGCATACCGTTCAATTACTGAACTGGTACGTTGACTAGCAACGTCCTTATCAAACCCAGTAATATCACCAGTTTTGTCATATACAACTATATGCATCTCATCATTAGCACCACGACCATTATCAATCGCCCACTGTGATGTGCCGGGACCGGCTACCAGTGCGCTGCCGACAAGGTGGGGAGTAGCATCAAACAAATCATAAAATGCCCAACGCCTACGAATCCATGAATTATCAGCAATTGCAACTTTTAGGCCCTGACCATTAACGTCATCCAAAAGACGAATAGTTAAAACATTTGTTCCAGTATTGATGGCAGTAACTTCATATTCATTACCTTCATCACCAGAAATATGTGCAAAAGCAGTTGTATCTGAGGAAGAATCAGCAGTTGAGAATGCAATTATATCACCGACTTGAAAGGCATTTCCAGCCTCATCAGCATTATCAACCGTAATTGTAGTAGCAGCAGCTGAGGCAGCACCATTGACTTGGTTATTACCTCCTAAATGTTGCTCATATGAGGATGCGGTAGCACAAATACTAACACCAATTGAATTGCCCCATGTTCCAGCTGTACGAGCAGCCCATTCACCTACTGATGCTTGACCAGCAGAATAAGCATTAGAATAATGTTCTGTATCACGAATAAGAATTGCTGTACCAGAAGCAACAGCGTTGACTACAGCAGATTCAGCACGAACAACTTTAAGTTGATCAGAATATTGTAAAAAATTTGCAGCAGTAAACCACCACTCAAAATTTGAGCCATGAGGTTTACCAAAAATTTCGACTAATTCCTGTTCCGAACCGATAGTAGTAATGGATTTTACTGGGCCTCTTTTAAAAGGTCCAGCAATAGCACCAATAGTTGTAGCTACATTAGGTACTACATTAGTAAGGTCGATTTCACGAACATGAACGCCGGGAGAAACTAAAAATCCCATTTTTTCACTCCTTTTCTATAAGAGTTTGTTCTAAGATTATTTATAAAAAACATACTTTCAAAACTCCCATTTTATATGTTTTTAGTCATATAAATAATAATATGACAAATAAACATTATGAAAAATATAAAGAAACTATTAAAAAAGTAGCAAGACGCCATTATAGAAAACGGGTAATACTACTAAATAAATATTTCACCAATCAATCTTGCTTTAACTGTGGAGAAAGTGAAACTATTTGTCTTAAATTTTATCCTCATGACAGTGAAATTCGTAAATTATCCAAACGGGTTGGTATAAATCCCCAAAGTCAAAAAGAAGTAATTCGCCTTATCAATGACTCTAAGATACTTTGTTTCAATTGTTGGATTAAATTAGATAATGATATAATTGAACTTATTTAGGATTTTACCAATTTGAACCATAATCTCGTACTACAGGACTCCATCTTGTCCCATATTCATCTATTACTTCACCAATATTTTCATCTTCTAAACCTGTAACAACAAAACCAAAAGGAGCCATATCCTGTTCTAGAGCATCCTGCTGTTCCCTCATCATGGTCATTCTAATATCTAAATCAGTTAATTCTTTAAAATAGGTTTGGTCTGTTGCCCATGCAAATAAAAATAAACATGCAACTAAATCATCATTACATCCCTCATCTGCTTCAAATGATCGCCCTTTAACAATAAATGTAGATAACTCATTAATTATATCAAAATCCTCAACAATTAGTTTATTATCTTCTATTAACTGTTTTAAATTAGAACAACCAACCTTTTTTACTGCTTTAGTAGTTCTTACCCCAAGTTGAGCTCTACCACCACTGAAGCCCCCTCCAAGGACTTGTCCGGCCCGTCCTCGCATAGAAGCCATCACTAGGTTATCATATTCTAAATCAAATTGCATAGTTGTTGCAACCTGTTCTCCTATATCATTAATTTCAATTAACACAAATGCTTGATTATATGCTCTTGCTACATCATATATTTTACTAGGAAACACAAGAGGTTTAATTTCATTATCTCTATATTTTGCAACGATATGATATGGTATTTGAGAAATATCAATTACCGTAAATGCAGAATAATCATTCTTGGTGCCTCTAGAAACATCTGCGGAGAGAAAATATGTGTGGTTTTTCTTTGGAGATTCATATACATCTAAACCAGCATTGGTTTGTTTTGGGGTTTTATAAGTAAGGATTTTCAATTTTGCTGGCGTAATAAGTGTATCAATAGAACCAAGAAACTCACATTCAAACTCTGTATTGAATTGTGATTCAGAAGTATTCTGTATAGTTTCTTCTTTCCATTTTACATCCCGGCCGGGAACTTCACTCCAATGCACTTCAATTGGAATATAAGAATTTCTTTGATGTTCTGCATCTACCCACATCTTATAGAACATGTTCATACCATGTGGTGTAGAAACAATCATTACCTTAGAAGTTTTACCAGAACTTATAGTAGGATATACTGAACTAAAAAATTGTTCTGCGACATTTGCTGGTACATATGCAAATTCATCCAAAAATATAATATTATAAGACCCACCTCTCACAGCACTAGCACTAGTTGAAGAAGCTAAGATTTTACTGCCATTTTCCAACTCCAAGGAACCCTTATTCCAAGACATAACTCCCTGCTGTAACCACTTCGGTAAATGTTCATAAGCAAGTTGTAATCGTGATAGTAAATCTCTTGCTACTGCAGCTTTGTTAGCAAGAATTGCTACATTTACAGTTGGATTAAATAAAACATAATGTAAAAGATATGCTATAATAGTGGTAGATTTGCCAGACTGTCTAGGAAGTTTACAGATAGTAAAACGGTTATTATGAAACGTCCCTATCATCTCTTTTTGAAAATCATATAACTTAAAAGGAATTAACCCTTCATCTAGATGAACTATCCTTACATAGGCCTCAATAAAATATTGAGGATCACCCATACATTTAGTATATTCCTCAAGTTGTTCTTTTGTCCATTCTTGAGCAACATTAGATTTCTTTAGATTAGGGTTTCCTAGATAATTTTGGTCCATAAGATTATTTATTGTTTGTTAAATGTGTCCCATTAAACATTGGGTGATTAAATTCTGTACTTGTAGAACTCCAAACATGTAATGGACTACAAACTAATGGTTC